AAAGGTGCTAGTTTAGAAGCAAACTTTCCAATTCAAAAGGTTCATAAAAAATAATGGCTACAACATATTTAGATTTAAGTAACGAAGTATTAAGAGAATTAAATGAAGTTGTATTAACTTCTGCTAACTTTAGTTCAGCAATAGGAATACAATCATTTGTAAAAGATGCTATTAATAAATCTATATTTGACATAGCTAACGAAGAACCACAGCTACCTTTTTTCTCAGCAGGAGCTAGTGGAGGCACAGACCCTTTTTATGGGAATGTAACTGTCGCAACGGTGGCAGGAACTAGATGGTATACGCTTAAAACAGATAGCTCTAGTATAACAACTGATTATGCATCAGTAGACTGGGATGATTTTTATTTAACAACAATAAATGTAAGTGGAGAAACAACTCCTTACGTTTCTAAAGGTTTAAAATTTTTAACATTAGATGATTGGAAAAGATATTATAGAGATTCTGAAAACTCAGATGACGCTGAAGGTTCAGACGCTAGTCATGGTGAACCTGCATATGTTATTAAAAGTCCAGACCATAGAAAGTTTGGATTAAGTCCAATACCTGATAAAGTTTATAACGTACATTTTTATGCGTTTGTAAAACCTACAAGGTTGTCTAGTTATGACGATACTATTACTATGCCAGACCAGTATAGCAATGTAATAACTGCAAAAGCTAGATATTATGTACATCAATTTAAAAACAATTTACAACAGTCTGCTTTTGCAATGGACGATTATAAAAAAGCAATGAAGACTATGAAAAGTAATTTAATAAATCCAGAACCTAAATATATGACAGACGACAGGACTTATTTCTAAATGGCAGCAGGACAACCTTTTTCAGTATCTTTAAGTGGTGGATTAGATAAATCTACTAACTCTTTATCTTTACTGCAAACACCCGGAGTAGCTACTAAGTTAAGAAACTTTGAAGTATCTATTGAAGGTGGTTACAGAAGAATAAATGGATATTCTCTTTTAGGTGGAGGAAGTGCTGCAAGACCTAATAGCTCTAATGATGTAGAAGGGTTAGAAGTTTATGCAGATGGAGTAGTTGCTGTAGTAGGTAACGATATATTTTTTAGTTTAGACGGAACTGCTTGGTTACAAATAAACAAAGCTAGTGTAGATGCTTCAGGAGATAATTATTCTACATTTAACGGTAGAAGCGAATTAAGTTTAACAAACCTTGACCAGTGTGAGTTTGCTATTTACGAAGGTATTAGTGAGTATGGTGAAATAATTATAACAGATAAAAGTGGTAACAATAAACCATTTTTATTTAAAATGACTGGTACAGGAGCTTTAACTAACAGAACATTTTTTGTAAGCCAAATAACTATAAGTGGTTCTACAACAGCTAAACATTGTACAATACATAATAATCACTTAGTAGTTGCTGGAGATACTAGTACACCTAATACACTTTATTATAGTAGTACTGGTGACATAGATAGTTTTACTGGTTCAGGTGCTGGAAGCATTGTACTTGAAGATAAAATAGTAGGATTAAAAAGTTTTCGTAATGAGTTATTTATATTTTGTCAAAACTCTTTATTTAAATTACAAAACATAAGTAACGCTTCAACAATTCAAGTTGTCCCTGTTACTAAAAACGTAGGATGTATAGATGGTCAAACAATTCAAGAGATTGCTGGTGACTTAATATTTTTAGCACCTGATGGATTTAGAACAGTTGCTGGTACAGCTAGAATTGGTGACGTTGAGTTAGGAACTATAAGTCAAAACATACAGCCTATTATAAACGATATTGTTTTAAATAAATCTCAGTATCAATTTAGTAGTGTTGTTATAAGAACAAAATCACAATACAGAATGTTTTATAGTAAATTAACAGACTCAACCTCAACTTCAAAAGGAGTTATAGGAGTATTAAGACCACAAGGATTTGAGTGGTCAGAAACTTTAGGAATACAAGCTCCGGCAATTTGTTCAGGATTTGACCATAACGGAGAAGAACAATTCTATCACGGAGATAGAGACGGATATATTTATAATCATAACGTAGGTAATACATTTAATCCCGCAGGTGTAGAAACAGCTATTGATGCTGAATATCAATCACCAGATTATGATTATGGAGATTTAGGAACATTAAAAACTTTAGATTATGTAAAGTTATCTATAACACCAGAGTCATTAGCTCAACCAACATTGAGAGTTAGATTTGATTATGATAGTTTAGATACACCACAGCCGATAGACATACCTTTAACAGCAGTACCAGAACCTGCTATTTTTGGAACTGCTTTATTTAATCAACAAACATTCGGAGCTTCTGAACAACCACTAGTTAGACAACCATTAACAGGAAGTGGACACAGTAACTTTTTTAAAATATTTAGTTCAGATACAAGAGCACCATATACTATAAACGGTATTTACATAAATTACAGACCTGCAGGAAGGCAATAAGGGAGATATAAACAATGGCACAAACATATATTAGACAAAGTTCATTTGCAGATGGTGATACAATCACAGCAGCATTATTTAATAATGAATATAATCAATTAGTAAATGCTTTTAGTTACAGTTCAACTAGTGACTCTACAACTGGACACAGACATGATGGCACAGCTGGACAAGGTGGTAACATCTATAGAATAGGTGACTTAGACTTTTTTAATAAAATTGAAATAGATACTACTAACAATAGAATAGGATTATATGTCCAAGTATCTTCAGGAGCTGTAGAACAAATTAGATTACAAGACGGTGCTTTACTCCCAGTTACCGATAGTGATATTGATTTAGGTACTACTTCTTTACGTTTTAAAGATACTTATACAGATACTATTACAACTACAGGTAATGTAGCAGTTGGTGGAAACTTAACAGTTACAGGTACAACTACTTTTAACGGTGGTACAATCACTATGGGTGATGCTGCTACTGACAATGTTGTGTTTGGTGCTGACGTAGACTCTAACATTATTCCTGATGATGATAATACTTATGATTTAGGTAGCTCTACACAAGAATGGAAAGACTTATACATTGATGGTGTAGCTTACCTAGATGGTATTAACTTTAATGGCACTGCAATTACTAGTACAGCAACAGAATTAAACTTACTTGATGGTTCTACAGCTAACACAGTTGTAAATAGTAAAGCTGTTATTTATGGTTCAAGTGGAGAGTTAGCAGGAACTTTATCAACAGCAACACAAGGAAACATTACAAGTGTTGGAACTCTTACAGCACTTACAGTAGACGATATCACAATTAATACGAATACAATTTCAAATGCTACATCAAGTATGATACTTGACAGTGCGGGTGATATTATTCTTGATGTAGACGGACAAGATATTCAATTTAAAGATGGAGGAACACAATTTGGCTCTTTCAGAAAAAATGGAAATAATATTCAACTCATGGCTTCTCTTGAAAATGGAGATATTACATTCCATGGTGATGATGGTGGCTCTCCTATTATAGCTCTTACGCTTGATATGTCAGAAGAAGGAGCTGCTACTTTTAATAATAAAATAATAGCTACAGAACTAGATATATCAGGCAACGTAGATGTTGACGGTACACTTGAAACAGATGCACTATCTATAAACGGTACAGCAGTTACAAGTACTGCTGCAGAACTAAACATACTTGACGGTGTTACAGCTACAGCAGTAGAAATAAATGCTCTTGATGGTATTACTTCAACAGTTGCAGAACTAAACATATTAGACGGAGTAACATCTACTGCAGCAGAGTTGAATATTTTAGATGGCAAAGCTTTTCTTGATGAAGACAATATGGCATCTAATAGTGCTACAGGTATTGCTTCTCAACAATCTATTAAAGCTTATGTAGACTCTACAGTTGCTGCAACTAATGAAGTTGTTGAAGATTCTACTCCACAACTTGGTGGTGATTTAGATTTAAACTCTAATGATATTACAGGTACTGGTAACATTAATATTACAGGTACTATTCAATCTTCAGGAAACATAACAGGCACACTAGCTACAGCAGCACAACCTAATATTACAAGTCTTGGAACGCTTACAACACTTACAGGCGGTACAGGAGATTTAAACTGGGATAGTGGAACTTTATTTGTAGACTCTTCTGCTAATGCTGTTGGAATTGGAACGACTAGTCCTACATATGAATTAGGATTTGGAGATTCTAGTGGGGTAGAAAGATTCAGTATTGATGTTGGGACTATTGAAGCAGAAGCAATACATGTTGCAACAGCTAATAGACATTTAACATTTGACGCAAGTGGTCCGGGCAGTAGGTATATTTCTTTTAAGACTGGAAGTACAGCATATAATGGAACAGAAAAAGTCCGCATAGATTCTTCAGGAAACCTTGGTATCGGAACGACTAGTCCTGAAGGTACATTACACGTTGAAAACGCAAGTAATAACGCATTAATTATGGATGCACCTGCTAACAGATATAACGCAATAGGATTTCAAACAGCAGGTACAGATAAATGGTGGTTAGGTAGAGCTGATAGCGACCAAATAGCTAGTGATGCTTTTTTTATAGGAACAGATGCAGGTAATGCAACTGACCCTGGTGGATTAACGTCTAAGTTAGTAATAAACTCTTCAGGCAATGTTGGTATTGGAACTACTAATCCTTCACAAAAATTAGTAGTCAATGGTACGGATTCTAGGATTTATATTACAGGAGCTAATACTGATATTGATATGGATACATCTGGTAATGGTCAAATATCTATTGATGGTAATGGTTATGTTGCAGGTATTGCTTTGAATGCACAAGGTATGAATCTTTATACCAACTCAGCTTCACGAGATATAATACTTGGAACAAATGAAACTGAAAGAGTTAGAATTGATGGAACAGGCAACGTTGGTATTGGAACTGCTAGTCCTAGTAGTGAACTTCATGTTAAATCAACGGATGGTGAAGCAGCACTAAATTTAGAAGCTGGTACTGTTCGTTTGAAAGTTAATACAAATAACTTTATTTCTGCATCATCTTCTGTCACAACCTTTGCCGTAAATGGTTCTGAAAAAATGCGACTGGATTCTTCAGGTAACCTTGGTATTGGAACGACTAGTCCTAGTGACAAACTTCACGTATCTACAGGCTCAGATTCTGACCAAGGTAATATTGCATTTACCATAGGTGGTTCAAATGCTTCTAATGCAAGAACTGCAACTATTAATAAAAATACTTCAACTCCTTATGAACTAACGATACAAGCTGGAAATCATGCTAGTAGTAATACAGCTACTGTATTTAAAGCTTCTGATGCAACTGAAACCATGAGAATAGACACTTCAGGCAATGTTGGTATTGGAGTTATTCCTGAAACAGACTGGCATTCAAATTATAAAGCCTTACAATTAAATACAGGAGGTGCTTTTGCTTCGTATGCAACAGGCACAACTTTTGGAACTGTTATATCAACCAATCAAAGAGTAACTGGTAACACTTTTGTTGGAGGTAATAAATATATAGCTTCAGCACCAGCTTCATTATATTTACAAGATAATTCAGGTGAACATAGTTGGTACACAGCAGCTTCAGGAACAGCAGATGCAACAATTAGCTGGGCAGAAAGAATGCGTATTGACTCATCAGGCAACTTGTTGGTGGGTAAGACTTCATCAGATTTAACAACAGATGGTTTTGAAGTTCGTCCTACAGGTTTTGTAGGAGTAAGGTCTAATGGCGACCCTTTATATTTAAATCGTAAGTCAAGTGATGGAGCTATTGCTTCCTTTGCAAAAAACGGCACAACAGTTGGAAGTATTGGTACTACCAATGGTGATTTAACAATTTTTTCTACTGCTGCTGACCATGGTGGCGTTCGTTTTGCAGCAGCAGGAATTCTTCCACTTGATAACTCAGGTGCTTTATCTGATAACACACAAGATATTGGACAGTCAAACCAAAGATGGAAAGACCTCTACCTTTCAGGTGCTATAACTAGTGGAGCTATAACAAGTAACGACAGAATTACAGGTGATGGTACAGCAGCAGCTCCAGCTTTTCGTTTTGCTACTGATACAAATACAGGAATGTTTCCACCCTCAGGCGGTGATGTAATTGGTTTCGCTACTGGCGGCACAGAAAAAATGCGTATTGATGCTTCAGGCAACGTGGGTATTGGAGCAACAAGTATTGATGATGGTAATTTACAAATTGGCGATGCTAATTCAGCATTTAATATTTCAATAGCAGGTCCAAGGACAAAGTTTGGATATGATGGTGCTAATACTGTTGTCCAAGGCGGTATAGCAAAAGGAATAGTTTTCTGTGTTAATAATAGTACTTTAGGTTCAGGCGAAGCCGTGCGTATTAGTTCAGCTGGAAATGTTGGTATTGGAACGACTAGTCCTGCTGTAGCTTTAGATATAGCTGGTAGTTCTACAACACAAATGCGTATTCAAATGTCAGGTCAAGCAGACACAAGAGTTTTATCTGACACAGGAACAGGTATTGTAGGAACATATAG